GCGTTTGCGGAGGAATCTGTCGAAGTAATCAAGACACCGTCGTTGGCGCTAACGTCTACTTGAAGGTTGCCGACGTTATCAAGTTGGTTGCCTTTCATATCCAGCTTCGTAGGCTGGAAGTCATACTCCAAAACGCCGTTTAAAGTGACGCCGACCATGTTTGAGCCGCTGTCGTAGAAACCCGAGTTGGTATCGCCTACTTGATAAGCAGGCGACGCTGCGGTTCCAAGACCCGAAAGAAATCTATCGGCGGTTGCTAAGCCTGTGGCTGTAATAGTACCCAACCCACTTAAGTTTGTGGCAAGATTTATTGTCGCAGAGCCGCTTGTTGCCCCACCACTTAGGTTTGTACCTGCAACAACTGCTGTAATATCGCCGCTTGAAGCTGCCCCAAAAGTTACATTTCCGCTTCCGTCTGTTTTTAAAACTTGTCCCGCAGTACCATCAGAAGTTGGAAGAGTATAAGCACCATTTACACTAATTGTTCCGCCTTTTAGAATCAAAGAGCCTGTTCCTGCATCTTCTATATAGCTATTACTACCATCGTGATATATTTTTAGATCATCTCCCGCCCCTAAGTACAACTTATTGCTATCAGATTTAATTGCAATATTTGATCCAGTAACTCTTAGTTCGCCGGTAGAGTTAATAATGTGGCTGTTTGTGCCGTCATGATAGATTCGTAAATCTGTACTTGCTCCGAAATATGCGTTTACATTGTCGCCAAGCGTTAGATTTCCTGTCATTGTGCCACCTGCAAGAGGTAATAGATTATGGGCAGCTATTCGCGCATCTGCGCGAGCGTTTGTAAAATAAAGTGCGCTGGAATGCTCAGTAACATCATTACTGTCTAAAGTAACATTTTGACCCAAGCTCGCGCTCTCACTGTTTACACTAAAGGTTGATGCAGCGAGTTTGTTTATTGGAATTGTAGGCAGTTTTCCTGTGGGAATACTAGGTATACTTCCACTTGGTAATACACCATTTGTAGGCGACAGCAACTCTGCAAATTTTCTACCTCTTGATTTTGCCATTATTTACTCCTTCAACTCTGGGCGCGTATTTGGAAAGTCTGACGTCATAGGCCAGTTTATTAATGCACTTCTGTAGGTTAGATATGCTTCTCGCTTTGGATTATCCATGTCAGCCATAATATAGTCTGTAGACTCAAGCTCTCCATCCCGCCATGTTATTGCCGCTTGTTCTACAGCAGGCGCTGCAGGGGAAGGGCGATGGTCTGGAAAGTCTGGTGTCGAAGGCCAGTCACGTAAGGTTTGTCGATAAATAAGAATTGCATCTGCATTTGGAAAATCAGAAACAGTTGCAGCGATATCTGTACGCAAGAGCTCTTCATCACGCCATTTTCTAGCTTCTTGTTCTAAGGTCAATTTAGTCATTCCAATCATTATTTTATCCTCTGATATTGTGTTTGAGCGGCATCAGCATCAGGAGTGTCTTCACCGATGACGGGTTGAGATGGATTAATCTCACGCAGTTTGCCTTGACCACTTGTATTAGTATGGACAAGATATTTTTGAACTCCTCCCACAGTCCGATAATAAGCTGGCCCATAGTCTCTTATGCCAAACGTGCTAAAGCTACCACTAGAGGCCTGCTCTATTAGTCCGCTAGTAGGGAGTGTCGCAGAATCTGAACCAGAACTCCAACTTAAATTGCCGGATAACGGTATTTTTCTTATTTTGTATACATATGATGCATTCCGATAATAAACATGCAAATGCGTGGAGTCTCCTGACATATGGTGAATCTGATAAACGTCCGACTCGGATCCCCAGTCTGTAGTTGACGTAGCATTTAGGGTTGTTGATGATCCGTTCCCGGCGTTCGTGTTTCCCCAAGCATTACCACTCATGTTATACATGAATAGGTGTGCCCTAACATAAGCATAAGCCATCATCACGTATATACGTCGGTATGTACGACTCCAGTAAACAGCTGCGGGATAATTCGTTGCGGAAGAATTGTAAGAGTAAGAGCCGGTATTCAGACCAGTGCCTGAACTATCTCTCAGTATAAGCCATGCAGCTAAACCATTAGTGGGCAAACCTGCGTTCGTGCCAGACCCTCCTTGCAAGTTAAAACTTACCAAAGAGGTGCCACCAAAATTCCCTAATATTGCAGCAAAGTAACCATTGGCATTAGAAACAGTACTTGATAAGCCCGAACTAGCAGCAACCTTAACATAGCTGCAGGCATACGGAGTGAAACCTGAGTAAGGAGTGCCTGTATTTACTGTATCCGTAGCTATGTTTGTCTGAGCCACTTGGGTGCCGCTGTTTTGATTAAGTGCCCATGCTCCGTCCTCTGACACCCCTAAGCCTTTAGCGGACGAATGTCCCAAAGAGACGTTTGCTGCTTGATAATCACTACTAGTAGAAACGGGTAATGCAGTAGTATGAGGATCTGGGTATGTCGTGGTATCAAGAGATCGCGCACCCTTTTTTAACCAAACTTGCCCATCGTCATCCGTAAACGTATCTCCTCGATCTACGAAAAATCGATACTCATTAATCGCGGCACCGCCGCCTCCGCCTCCTAGTGTAATAGCCATTTCTAAAGCTCCTTCCAGCCAATCGTTGAATTAACATAAACAAGAGTTGCACCTGCGTCTGCTGCTAATTGACCGTTGTCTGCCGTTGAATTAATATTTGATCCGTTTCTAGCCACCGTCACCGTAGCAGTGCCAGCATTTTTAATAAAAACTACATTTCCCGCACTCGGACTTGAAGGCAATGTAATTGTAACTGCACTTGATGAGTTCACTATTAGCTGATCTTTGCTAACGGCGGTATAGTTGCCTGTTTTTACAGCAAAGTCATTGAACGCACCTCCAATAGTTGCAAATGCAAGCGTACCGCTGCCGTTAGTTGTGAGCGACTGGCCCGCTGTTCCATCGCTAACGTTTAGTCGTGCAATATCTACTGAATTATCAGCAATCTTATCCGCTGTTACAGCGTCGTTAACCATCGAAGCAGTTACTACTGCATTTGAAGCTAACTGGTCTGCTCCGACCGCATCATCTGCAATCTTATCCGCTGTTACAGCGTCGTTAACCATCGAAGCAGTTACTACTGCATTTGAAGCTAACTGGTCTGCTCCGACCGCATCATTAGCAATCTTAGCGGCTGTTATGGCATCATCAACAACCGAAGCAGTAACTACTGCATCCGCAGCTAGCTGATCAGCACCAACTGCATCATTAGCAATCTGAGTACTTTTTACTGTTGTGAGTGCCATTATTTACTCCTTTTTTATTCCTTAAGTGCTTTAACTTCTGCTTCAAGAGTTTCAATTCTTGCCATTGCCTCTTGTAATGCTTTCATACCTTTTGTGTGCAACATCTCATACATAACAGAAAGCATTTTTGGATCTTCTATGCCGTCATCTATTTCTTCTTTTGTTTGAGGATCTACAATTATAAGATCTGGATTAAATGCTTGAATTTCTTGTGCAATAACTCCAAATTGAGTACCTTCTATAGCTCCATCTTTCCATTCAAAATTTCTCCAACGAATTTGTTTAAACTCGTCCCACTGAGAGGGCATATCCACTATATTTTTCTTCTTTCTTTCATCAGAGGTAACTGCAGTAGTTCCGCTATGATATGCTGCTCCATTACCACCTATACGAAATCGCTGCGAATAAGGCGCAGAATTATCATTAATGTAAAAAGCATAGTCAAGACCAGTAGATGATTGGATATTAAAACCATAATCTGCAACCATACGAGTTTTTATGTTCCAGTCATTACTTCCTCCAGAATCTACAAATAAAGCTGCATCTGACCCAGTATTTGAGTTACTACCCACTACACTTAGTAATGCATTTGGAGCGGGTGCCCCATTGCTTCCAGGCCCTATACCAACCAACCCACCTGGTGCTATAGCAAGAGCTGAAGGCATGGTTGTTTCAGAGCCAATTGGGCTTATATTCCCACTTACAGAGGGAGGAACTCTAAATCGAATAGGAGCATAACTACTATAGAAATCAAACTTTTCTGACCCTCTATGGTCATAGTGAATACCAGCTCTTATTGAATTTTCATAACCCCACATTAAACCGTATGCAGAATCAGTACCAGTAGTACCGTCTGTCCAGTTACCATTATGATTTACAATGTTTAAATTCTGAGAACCATTGGCGTTGTAAGAAGTCTGAACAGTAAATAAATACTCATCCACATTGGTATGGCTTCTATAACCCGTTGATCCGGGATTTATAAGAAGATCCGCCTGCACTTGAACTTGACCTGTATAATCTGCGTGTAATATAACATTACCACCATCCCCTAGTAATCTTACGTTATCATTACCTTTAATATCTAGATTTAATCCACTTTCTTTAATATATGCTTGAGCATTAGTACTAGTTGATCGAGTTGAATTAAAATAAAGGCCACCACCACTAGCTATTGAAACATCTCCAGCGTCTGTAATACGCATGCGCTCAGTGTTTTGGGTCTCCAAGATTAACGGCTTGCCTGTAGTTTGTGCGCTCACAAAACTATTGCCGGAAGCGTTGCACCCAACGAGCAATGCACCTGCGCTGTTCTCTGTTTTTATAAATAATGATGTTGCACCGGATTCTTCTAAATGCAGCTTCGTGTCAACGGTAGAAGCTCCGATGCCGACGTTGCCTGATGTCTCTAGCTTCATAACAATCGAGGCAGCTTGATTTGTTAGTGATGCATTGGTTGCCGCGTTATAACCGATTAACAATTCACCATTAGTTTCAGGATGAAAGTTCCACCCCTTATTGCCGCTATTATTTTCAATTAGTAATCCGCTTTCCCAATTGTTATCTGCGGATTTGATATGCATAGTTGCTCGAACCGCAGAGGTGTTTACGCCGACGTTGCCGTCGCTCGTGATGCGCATGGATTCATCACCAGAATTATCAAAAGCTAATACATTAGAAGAAACTCGTCTCATGCCTGTGCCTTCATTACCAACAAAAGTAAATTGCGGATAACCCCCCGAATTTCTATCGACTTGATCACCAGAGATACCTTTGATTAATGCTGCACCTGTTGCATTGGCAGCAAATCTTACGTCACCCGATGAGTCGATGCGCAGGCGTTCTGTAGTACCACCCGTCTGAAACTCAATACGGTCACTAGTTTCTTGTGCTCTCAACAACAATTTGTCTTCTGAGTCGTTGTAGTAAATTAAAGCTCCATTAGAAACTGAACCTGTCTTAAATCCTATTTCCGCTTGAGAGGCGTGTTTCAGCGATAACTGCCTGTTGGGGGAAATATTACCTATACCAACACGATTATTACTACTATCTACTTTGAGGGTAGAAGTATCAACAGTTAAATCACCCGAAATAATAAGAGAACTTAAAGTACCGACACTTGTAATATTTGTCTGTGCAGCAGTTGTAACTGTAGCTGCGCTACCAGATACATTTCCTGTCACGTTTCCTGTAAGTGCTCCAACAAAAGTTGTAGCGGTTGCAGTACCATTTACATCAAGCAAAGTACTTGGTGTAGCTGTTCCAATACCTACACGATTGGCACTCGCGTCCACCACGAAAGTGCCGTTGTCGATATTAAAATCGTGCCCCGCTGCGCTCGTGTCAAACATTTGTGGTGTTATTTTAGTGAGTGCCATTAGTTTTGCTCCTTAAATTGCTGCAATGATGAAGGCTAAAAGTTCGCTGTAGCGCACACCTAAACGTGTTTGCTCACTACCATCGTCGTCAGTCCATGTATCGCTACACCACATGCCGTAATGCGCTGCGTCTAAGCCTTCGGCTTCAAATGCTGCTTGCAGATCTTGGGCAATGATCCCAAAGTGAATACGAGCGTCGTCGCCTTTTTCAGCGACTGCGGACTTCCAGCGATATTTTCTGAGCAAGCCTTTCGCGGCTTTCGCAACGCGCATTTCTGCATCTGAAAGCAGCTCAATATTCTGCTTTTCATTACGGTCAGATGTGTTGATAGATCCGGCTTTCGCGTAAACCGTGTCGAACCTACCGGCTGAGTAACCTAAGTTGATTGCATCATCTCGTGGTGCGCCAGATGTGGTACACGGGTGAATTGTACGGTCTGAAAAACGCAAACCAGAATCGTTGGCGTAGGGTGATGCGATATAAAGGCTACCGCTGACTGTGCCAATAGTGCCGACAGTAGTGGAGTCCTTGCGAAACTCTAGGATGTCTCCGTCGCTGGTTTTTCTGCGAAGGTACATACCAGTAGTGCCATCCGCCGTATGAAACATCACGCCATTGTTTTGCATGATGTGCCCGACATCAGCGGCTGATCCTGAGGTTTGTCCGAAATACATGTCTCGCGCAGCGGTAATTCGGTAGGCTTCTGTGTTGTTAGTGCCAAACCTTAAAGAGTTTGAGCCACTAGGTGTAAACAGCCCTGTGTAACCACTTTCAGCAAGCAAGAACCCTTGCATCGTGTCGCCAATATCTAAGTCTAATCTTGCTACACCACTTGAGTTTACAGTTAATGCAGTTTGACCTGTATAAGTGTTCGGACTACTAGTCCCGATGCCGACGTTGCCTGCTCCTGTAATATGCATACGCATAGCAGTATTATTTGTCATAAAAGAAATGCCGTCTGCATTAGATGTTCCACTTGCAACAACATTTCTAAGTACTAGTCCTTTATAAGTTGAACTAGCTGAGTAACCAAATAAAGCTCCATAAGCACCATTTCTATTGACTGCATACCAAGCTTGTGTTCCATCTGCACCTGTACTTATTTGTACTGGAAGTCCTGCGTCATTTATTGAACCTGCACCAACAGATAATTTTCCTAATGGAGCCGATGTTCCAATACCAACGTTGGTTCCAACAACACTCATGGCGACAGTTCCACTGCCTGTGCCGGTTCTGAAGCCTATAGTTTCGCCATCGCCATGCGCCCAAAGATCTAACTTTCCGTCAGAATCTAAACTTATAACTCCAAGCTCAGAACCGTTGTTTAGCCTTATGTGTTGGTTTGTAGTTGTAATATTTAAGGGTGCAGTAGCGTGTGGCGCGGCTCCGATGCCCACGGTTCCGCTGAAGGTGGCGTTAGCATCTAATGTCAATCTTGTTGAACCACCAGTGGCAAATACTATTGTATCGTTGGAAGATTCTTGTATAAAAGTATGCCCACCAGCACCGTCTAATCGTATTTTTTCAGTAGCACTAACTGTAAGGTTAGAGAACGTTGCATTTCCTCCTGTTACAGTTCCAGTTACAGCCAAAGAACTTAAAGTACCCACACTTGTAATATTTGTCTGTGCAGCAGTTGTAAGTGTACCAGCAATATTTCCACTCACAGTCAAGCCCGTCAAAGTTCCTACTGACGTAATATTTGGCTGTGCCGCAGTTGTAAGTGTAAGTGCGGTTGCTGATAGTGATGCTGGTACGGTTGTTAGTGCCATTTATTACTCCTATTAAGGTGTAGATGCAGCATTGCGCTCTGCTACTGACTGTATATCAGCTGCTAATACTACAGTATCCTTATCTGCAGGTATACTTGTGATAGCCGGATCAGCCGTCATACGAGCAACTTCCATGTTATAGATTTCATCTATTGCTTTGCGGCAACGATTATGCACTGCATGCTCTGCCCACTCTTGTGGAGACAGAGCAATATAAGCCAGTGCTTTTGCCTCTGCATCACTTAATGTTATTTTAATTTCCATTATTTTCTCCTTTATTAAATTATCCTACTAAGAAGCCTGAAAAATGTCCTTCGCCTTGTGATGACCAGTTAGTGTCAGAGTTAGAAGTAATATACACTCTAACGGTATCGTTTTCTGATAGCTGTAAAGCACCAGATACTTGTAAGTTTTCGTAGTCAGTAGATAAGCCGTTTCCAACTATAGAGTGTAAGTTAGTGTTGTTGTCAGTGCTGCTGTTTTTAGATATCATTATTCTGTAATATCCACTTCCACCATCTATTCTACAAGATGTTGAAAAATGGTAAACACCATCAACAGGGGCGGTAAATACATTACTACTAAAGTTATTATCAATATCAAAAGTACCGGTTGTTTCCGAAAATAGTACAGTATAAACACCCGTGCTACGGCCTGACTGATTCGTCTGATCTACTCTAAAAGCAGGTTGATAAGGCATAGTGACTTTACCATCTGAATGGATCCGCATGCGTTCTGCAAAAGTATTTGAATGTAAAGTACCAAATGCTAAACCTGAGCTATAGCCAGAAGGTGTACCTGCACTCCAACTATCCATATTTTGTGCAGTTATAGAAGCAGCTTTAGCCCCGCCTGCTGGACCACCGCCTGCATGATAGTGATGGAAATTAATTGATGATCCTGCTGCGACTCCACCACCCGCTGTATTTTCTATTCTTAAAAATTCATTAACTGCACTAGTTGAACCCGTTTCTTTAAGATGTAATAAAGCTCCCGGATCAGTAGTACCAATACCAACATTGCCGTTGCTGTCAATACGCATATGCTCTGCGGGTAAAGCAGAGGAAGAACGAGTTTTAAACGATAGATAACCAGAGTAGTCGCCATCTGTCGCATTTGTTTTAGCACCTATAATCTGAGCAAAAGTTGAATAATCATTACTAGAGTTGTATCTACCAAATAACGAAATACCGCCGCCTCGATCAGCCCCATAACTTCTATTATCTCTAATATTTACAATACGAGAAGCGTTATCGTTTGGATCAGTTCCAATTACCTCTAATTGTGCGCCTGATGTAATTGTAGTACCAATAGCAACTTTGCCTGTGGCTGATCGTACTATAAAATTATCTCCGCCGCCACTAACACCAGTATTCGCAATAAAGTTAAAATTTTGATCTATTCTAAATCTATAAGAGTCTGCGTTATTACTTGTTCCTTCGCCCCATCTCTGAATATTATTACTGCCGTCTGTTTTTACATATAGCGTTGCACCAGCTAATGGGACATTGTTGATTCCTACAGTAGATAGAGTTGAGCCCCCACTTATAGCTAAACCTGTAGCTGTTACTCCTGCGTTAAAAGTAGCTGCACCTGCTGCTGACATATCAAGTGTAAGAGCTGTGATTCCAGAGCCTCCATCATTGCCTCGAAATAAAATGTCTTTATCTTGAACTCCAGCTTCCAAAGCAAAATCGCTAGAACTGTTAAATATTTTGCCTATTTCTGTGCCATCATCTTTGAAACTTATTTCACCCCCATCAGAATCCAAATTTATGCCGCCAGCAACGTCGAGCGTTAAATCGCCAGAGGAAAGATCAATCTCTGTGCCATCAATAGTAATATTATCTACGGCAATACCAGCATTTGCAGTAAGTAATCCTGTAGATGTTAGTGTTCCTGGTGTTGTAAGATTACCGCCAAGTTTTGCACTTGTAACTGCGTCATCTTTGATATGTACTGTATCAATTGTATCATTTACAGGAACATTTATCGCAGTCTGCGTAAAGGTTGCAACTTCAATCGTTGTACCATTTGCGGGTGCAGCAGAAAAACTAAGTGTCGTTCCTGATGTAGAGTAAGACGTCTTCTGCTGGTAAACGCCATCAATGTGTATAATTGTATTATTCTCATTTACTGGATTTATGCTCATCGTAAACGATGTTGCACTTCCGTCTCCAGAGAATGTTTCAATATTTAAGTTGTTTCCGCTTACACCGGCTTTTACAGAGTAAACCACAATTTTTCTTGTATTTGCAGGTGCAGAGCTAAATGTAATAGTTGTACCGCTTACAGTATATGCATCTGTTGGCGTTTGGTAGATACCATCAATATGTACAATACATTCATTTGGACTCGTAACAACTTGTGATAAAGTAAATGCAGTTGTTGAGCCATTGGCTGTAAAAATATCAGTAGTAAATGTATTTGTGCCACCACCACCGATTGCACCCCAAGATGAAGTATATCCTTCAAACTGACTTAAAGTGCTATTATAACGAAACTGTCCTGCTGCAGGGCTTCCCGGCCTTTGTGCAGTTGTACCTGCGGGCATGTTTGCAGCACCAGTAGTGGCAGTAAGTCCAACTTTTGTTGCTAAACTGTTTGTAACTGACGTAGAAAAGTTTGCATCGTCTCCTAACGCGGCGGCCAGTTCATTTAAAGTATTTAAAGTTCCCGGCGCAGAATCCACGAGATTTGAAAGTGCAGTCGTTACGTATGCGGTTGTTGCTAGTTTTGTACTATTATCACTGGCACTTTGCGTGGTGCCCGTTGTACCCGTATTTACTGTTCCGGATAGATCTCCCGAAAAAGTTGTTGCGGTGACAGTACCAGTCACAGTTACGCCACCCGTTACGGTTTCTAGCTTCTTAGCGTTATTATGATAAAGTTCAACAGCACCATTCTCTATGGCCTTTATCATAGTTTCATTTAAGGAACTATTTTTTATATCTAAAGTACTAGCACCTATTTGTAGATCGCCAGTACCAGTATCTTTAATTATACTGTTTGAGCCGTCATGCAAAAGTTGTAAGTCATTACCAGTACCAATTCTGAGTATTGCATTATCAGCAAAGTCAAGTGTGCTACTAATAGATGCTTGTTGAAAACCAAGAGAGACTTCAATTGCAGAACCATTTGGTGGCGCAGTAGAAAAAGTAAGAGTTGTACCACTTACAGAATAGTTTGATTTCGATTGGTATACACCATCTATAAATACATTTGTATTATTTTCATTTACTGGATTTGTTGAAAGTGTAAAGGCTGTAGTTGAGCCGTCTCCAGAAAAAGTATTTACAGTAGTATTTGCATTCAGAATCTTGCGATTGAATGCAATTATTTGAAGATCATCACCACTTGAAGCCGCATCAGTAAGAACTATTGTTGTGCCATTTGAAGCCGTATAGTCAGTTGCGGGATCAAGAAGAATACCATTTAAATAAACTTGAACTGCTCCTGCAGTATATGCAAGTGTATTTGAGTTTGCATCAGAGCCAGAAAAAGAGCTTGTTGAGGAGGATACATCATACTTAAATTCAGTAATCGAAGCACCGGCATCAACACTGCCGCCACCGCCTCCACCAGAAGATGCTATAGTAACGCTATCTCCTGCAGCACTTGTTGTGAGAGTAATATTACTTCCAGCTACAAGAGTTAACGTATCATTTGCTTGATCTGCAGCTACACTGCCTTGTCCAGATACAGCAATAGTACCAAAAGCGTTTGCTGAAGCAGCAGAGTTAGTAATCGTTACACTGTCTGCGCTTGCATCAGTAGTAAGAGTTATACCTGTTCCAGCTACAAGAGTAAGATTATCATTTGTTCCATCAGCAGCTACAGTTGATTGCCCCGATACAACAACATTTCCAAAAGCATTTGCACCCGTTGCTGAGTTGGTAATTGTAATAGAATCCGCAGAGGCGTCTGTAGTAAGGGTTATACCTGTTCCGGCTACAAAAGTAAGAGTATCTGTAGTAGAGTCTGCAACTACATTATTTTGACCAGAAACAGCAAACGTGCTAAAAAGATTCTGACTACCGCCTCCACCAGAAGATGCAAACGTGATTGTATCACCACCAGCATTTGTAGTAATAGTCATATTACTACCGGCAACAAGCGTAAGAGTATCGGTCGCAGAATCAGCAACTACATTCGACTGCCCAGAGACAGAAATAGTTTTAAAGGCTTCAGTTACGGTTCCAGAACCACCGCCGCCTATCTCTACAATAGAATCGGAGCCGTCATTCTTTTTGATAAACATCTTGCCATCATATGTATTGATGGCTACTTCGCCCAGCTCTAAATCTGAGGTACCCGGAGTGTTACCAGAAACGGAAGATCGCTTCAGCTTAATCGTTTGTGCCATTTGGCTCCCCTAAAACTGCGTATATACGCTAGGATTTTTTGTTAGAATGTTCCGCCGTCTAAAGTATTAGACCATTGAGCAGCTCCACTCGTATTCATAGAAAGAATATAATCATGTGCAGTTGCATTTCCAGAAGGCTTAACTAATCTTGTGTAGCCTGCATTTGAAGCTGCACCAATAAGCAAATCGCCTACTGCGGTAGCAGTAATGCCCTTAATTCTTAAGTTATCACTGTTAATCTCAAGAGTGATATTATCATCGTTTACATCTAACTGGTTGCCTGTCTTCGATAAACCATCACCAGCAGTAATTTGACCAGCACCAGAAAACTGAGCTACTGTTAAATCAGTAGTGCCAAGAGTTGGGGCACCATTATGGGTAAATACAAAGCCATTATCGCCACCAGCCGTACCTGATTCTACAAATACGAAAGTTCCACCGGTAAGCTCTGATGCAACATTTGCATCGTCTGCACGAGTAAGTACAAATGCAGTGGAACCGTCACCTGCTGTAGTAAGACTATAAATACCATTTTCTTCAGCATTTGATTGATTCTTAACAAGAACTCTGCTTCCTTGAGCCGGAGTAACACCATCTGAAGCAAAGGCAGCATTAGTATTATTTGTCAGAGTTCCTGCACCATTATTATAAGTAGTGCTTAGTGCAGCTGTTGTAGCTACAAGTACAGAATCTTTAATATCAAGCGACTGTTTTACTGCATCAACATACTCTTTTGTTGCAAGAGAGTTACTACCAAACTGAGATCTATTTTTATATCCAGAAGGAACAACTATAGTTCCTGTTCCATTTGGAGAGATTGTTAGGTTTCCATTACTGTTTGTAACCGAGATAGTATTTGTATCTATGCTTACATTATCAACAGCCAGAGAAGTAAATCCAGTACCTGCACCACTACTAATACTTGCAGTACCATCTGTAAGAGTATTTGTGGCGGTAATAGTTGTACCAGAAATTGCAGCTTGGCTGCTACCCCCAATTACAGTACCATCTATAGTACCTCCATCAATATCAGGAGTATTTATATCGGGTGAAGTAAGCGTTTTATTCGTAAGAGTCTGCGTAGCGGTATCAGAAATAAGATTGCTACCTGCAGAAGGGAGTACTAAAACATTAGAAGCACCTGCACTGTGAGGAGCTGCCTGTAGGGTCTGAAAGTGTGCATTTGAAGACTCACAGTAGAACTTAATCTTTGATACATTACCAGTTCCAGTTCTTATATCTATAAGACCATCTGATATTGTAGTACCACCGCTTGAACCATTTCCATCTACAACTAAGGATTTACCTGTAACAATTTTTTCACCAGAATTAGTGGTGACAAACGTCATATAAGTTGTAGAGCCTTCAGTAATTGTAAGAGCTGTAGCAGAATTATCTATAATCTTAAATTCTGTAGCTTGAGTATCTAAGTTAATTGTTCCTGCGTCAATATCAAGATTTGCTGCTGCAACAATATCTACATCCCCTGAGCCAGATGTTATAGAGTTTGCCCCAATAGTAAGATTTGCAGTTTTAAGCTGGTCTATTTTACTGCTTGCATCAATTACTATTGCACTAGAAGCAGTAAGAGTTCCTGCAGTATGATCAAGCATATCTACATATACTTTACCACCAATTGCAGTTACTGCATTGTCGGAAGGTTGTCCAATAAATAGTTTATCACTAGCATCAGAATACGCTAGTTCTCCAGCAGTAAGAGAACTAGGCGCTGAAGTACTGGTACTTCTTTTAATTTTAATTGTTTGAGCCATTTAAAAACTCCGAGTCTGGCCTTAAAAGGCTCCTGCGTCTACTGTATCTGAGTCTCCAGAGGCGTCTCCTACCATTATAGGTACGAACTCAAAAACTCCTGAGCTAGTTTCGCGATATACTTTGATTTGGTTATCATCAGTATCGTAAAAAAGGTCTCCTTCTTCTAAGTTAGCTGTACTTGCTGAAGGAGCTGTTGTACCCCTAAATTGCTGGTCAGCAAGCTGTTTAATTGCATCTCTAACATTATCAGCTGTAACTGTATTGTGTCCGGGGAAGGATACGTTTGCAGAATCCATAAAATTAACGGGGATTGCAAAGTTGTTGACACTAATAGTAGTATCATCCGTAGTAATATCAACAGTTACTGCATTTGTGTTACTAACTGTCAAGTCAGTTACTTCTTCTGTAATTGTAACCTGTGTAACTGCTGACATAATTATCTCGTGATTTCTTGATTAAGCGTAACTTTACCCTCTATTAATCTTTTAACAATAACATCACTTCCTGTATGAATCTCTAAATCATAAAAATAAGAGCCGGCAGCCATAGCCGAAGAAGTAGTAGCGGGCAGTTCCATTTTGACTACTCCGTTGCTAGCTGGAGAAACTATGCTACAAGTAAAACTAGCTGCTACGGAGGAAGCAGTCCTAGACGAGCGCATCTGTGCCCTAGCTGCGTAGCCAGTAAGATTTTTGGCCGAACCGGACTCCTTGATTGTTAAGTCAATCACAAAAGTCGATCCCTGATCAATCACTAGGTCATAGTTTGCTGCACTCATTTGAATTTCTCCATGATGAAATTATAACAAAGGGGACGTGAGGAGTCAAGATTTATTTTTTTCATGGTTTTCAAGTTGGCGCTGCGGGAAAATCAGCAAGAGTTATCTCTGGCCAATTTTCATGAGAAGTTATATCTCTTAAACCTTGACGATACACTCCCCACTCTGCTTTTTTAGAATCAGACAAAGGCGAGTCAGGTAGTTGTGTCCAGTCAGATCCCTGTAGCATGTTTTCTCTATGCATTTTTAATTCTAAAGCCCAAGTATCTATCGAAACTTCAGAAGAATTAAATATAATTATTCCGGGATTATTTTCTTCATTTATATCCATTATGTTAGTCCTGCGTTTCTATCGTTTGAATTTCTTACAATCGTTACTTCTATATATGGATCTACAAAATTTACTCTTTCAGCATTTGAATAACTACCTACATTTATCCACAATCTAAAATAAGCATAGTAATTTGAGCTTCTAAGGTTGAAATAGCGGCCACCACTACCATGATGAGAAAAACCGTCTTCTACTTGAGCATCCGTATCTTTTA